AGACTTAAACATGAAAAATTTAATCGGAAATCAAATCGATTATGCACTAGCTGCTTAGTTTAGTTAGTTGAGGTTTTCTCCGGAGTTCCTTATAACCCAATACTCCGGTTCTTCTTTTATATACATAATACCATGATAACCTTAACCGAAATTGCTGCAGAAAAATTAGAAGCAAAAGTAAAGGATCGTAAACTCAGGGTATTAGTAAAGACCACAGGCTGTTCAGGCTTAGCATACCATTTAGAATTTGCTGACAAAACAAACGATGATGACCATGGCTTTTACCATAAAGGTATTAGTATGCTTGTTGACGCAAAGTCTCTTGCCTATGTAGATGGATGTGAGATAGACTATAAAGTCGAAGGACTAAATGAAGGATTTGAATTTTATAATCCTAAAGAGAAAGCACGATGTGGCTGTGGAGAATCATTCACAATATAGATGTACATTCAGTACAAACTATGATATAATATATACATGAGTTTAATGAAAGAACCTTTAGGTGACGGCAATGTCCGGGTCACCGAATTCGAAGATTACAAAAAATATAAGTTCGACAATCCTGATAAAGTATGGATGGAGTTCGAGCCTATACGTATATTCCCAGATGTATGGGGTCCACTTAATAATGAGGATGATGAATGAAAAAATCAGTATTTAAGATAAACACAAAAGGACACATGGACAAGGATTTATTCTTTGACGAAGGTGTTGACATAGCGAGATACGATATAGTAAAGTATCCACCATTGCAAAAGTTATATGAGAAGATGTTATCGTTCTATTGGACTCCTGATGAGATCGATGTTACAAAAGATAAGATTGACTTCAGTAAGCTAACAAAGAATGAGCAACACATATTCACATCTAATTTAAAGAGACAAATCCTATTAGACTCAGTACAGGGCAGATCACCTGACTTGGCATTGTTGCCACTTGCAAGTAATCCTGAATTAGAGTTATTGATTGAGACATGGGCATTCTTTGAGACTATTCATTCTCGTAGCTATACACATGTTATCCGTAACACATATGCTAACCCATCCAAGGTCTTTGACGAGATAACATCTATCCCTGCAATTGCCGAGTGTGGTAATGCGATCTCAGAACATTATGACAACCTGATCAATTTTAAGGGTCCTCACGGTGGCTATAAGCATAAAAAGCTGTTATATCTATGTCTGATTAGTATCTACATCCTGGAAGGCATAAGATTTTATGTGAGCTTTGCATGCTCATGGGCTTTCGCAGAGTTAAAGCAAATGGAAGGTAATGCAAAGATCATTAAGTTAATTGCTAGGGATGAGAATTTACACCTTGCAGCATCGTTAAATATTATTCGTACACTGATTAAAGAAGATAAAGATTTTGCAGATATAAAGCTTTCAACTAACAGTGAAGTAATGGATTTATTTGAAAATGCATTAGTTCAAGAAGAGGAATGGTGTGATTACCTATTTGGTAATGGTTCAATGATTGGATTGAATGCAGATTTATTAAAAGAATATGTACGTTGGATTGGTGCGAAGAGAATTAAATCTCTAAACTATCATGTGCCATTCTCAACACATCTACATAACCCACTTCCATGGACAGAGAAATGGATTAGTGGAGGAGCAGTTCAAGTAGCTCCACAAGAAACAGAGATCACATCTTATGTCGTTGGTGGTACTAAACAAGATGTAGATAAAACAACATTTAAAGGATTAAGTTTATGAGTAGAGCAATTGTATGGAGTAAGAACAACTGTATCTATTGCAGCAAAGCAAAAGCTGTATTAGATCAGAAAGATGTATCGTATGAAGAAAGAAACGTGGAGGGTCCAGACTGGACACCTGAACAATTCTTTGAAGCAGTTCCACCAGGAACTAGGACATTTCCTCAGATATATATAGATGGTAAGTACATCGGAAGTTATGATAATATGATGTCATTTTGGACAGTAGGAGAATTAAGTTTATGATATGTAACGAATGTAATAGCGAACCATTTGAGGTAGTAATTAAGGAAGACTTAGGTTATGAACATGAAGCAGCCGAGTTTGATATTGAAGTAACACACTGCCCTTTTTGTGGTTCTAATTTAGCATGGGGTGAGCGTGGAGGATATGATGCATCAGAATACGATAACGATGAAGACCGAATGGACGCTTGATGGGAGAGAATTCACTTCTGATGATATTGGTGATTTTTATGGTTTTGTGTATCGCATTACCAACTTGGTCAATGGTCACGACTATGTGGGCAGGAAGTATTTTTTTACTGTAAGAAAGTTAAAACCTTTAATGGGGTTTAAGCGAAAACGTAAGGTTGTTAAAGAAACTGATTGGAAAGAGTATTGGGGATCGAGTAAAAGGTTATTAGAAGATATAGAGAAGTTAGGTAAAGAAAACTTCAAACGTGAGATCATATGTCTATGTGAATCACGTGGTGATACAAACTATATGGAAGCAAAGATACAGTTTGATGAAGAGGTTTTATTAAACCCTAACAACTACAATGGTATTATAGCTATTAAGCTTGGATATGGATCTGTTAAAAATTTATCAGAAAAGTATGTACAAAAGCACAAAACTATGTTATAATATACTATGTATATTTAAAAGGATAAATTATGGTTTTAGTTGATTTTAATGGTTTGGCAATAGGTTCTATTATGGGTCAGTTGTCACATGGTGAAGAGCTTAGTGAGAATTTAGTTAAACATATAATACTCAATAACCTTCGTGTATATAGAAACAAGTATAAAGAAGCAGACTACGGTAAGATGGTTATCTGTTGTGATAGTTCCTCTTGGCGTAAGGATGTATTCCCTGAATATAAAGCCTCTCGCAAAACTAATCGTGCTAAAGATAAACATGATTGGCCGATGATCTTCGACTTAATAGAAGATACTCTTAATGATCTACGTGCTAATTTCCCTTATGCAGTTATTAAAGTAAACGGTGCAGAAGCAGATGATATCATTGGAGTACTTACCAAGAATGCAGCTATGCCTCTTCTAGGTGAAGATGTAATTATTATATCAGCTGACAAAGACTTCATTCAATTACAAGTGGATGGTCATGTCACACAGTGGTCACCTATGTTTAATAAAATGATTAAGGAAGAGAATCCTCGTCGTTACTTATTTGATCATATTCTTAAAGGTGATTCAAGTGATGGTGTTCCTAATGCCAACTCTCATGACGATGTATTTGTTTCATCGGCAAGGCAAACACCTATGACACAGAAGGCTATAAATAAATACTGGGATAATCGTGATGACTTAGAAGCTATCATGAAACCTAATGTCTATCGCAACTTTATGCGTAATGCACAAATGATTGATCTAGAGAATACACCATCAGAAATGGCATTAGAAATAGTATTCGATCACGAAATGTATAAATATCCTCCTCGTACTAATATACTTACGTATCTTGTAGAGAATAGAATGAAGATGCTTGTTGAATGTGCTGGAGAGTTTTGAGATACTTTAAGTCAGACGAAGAGTTAAAGGAGTTCATAGAGTATTTTAAAGATACGCTACCTGATCCTGAGCATCACCCACATAAAGTAATGTGGTTAGTTGCATGGTGGGGTAGTATAGTTAAAAGGAAAAAGCCAGATGCCAACTTATACATTCAAAAGTAAAGATACAGATAAAGAGTGGGAAGACACGATGTCTTACACAAAGCTTGATGAGTATTATATAGAACATAATTGCGAACAAGTGTTCTATACAATGCAACAGGTTGTTTCACATACCGGTGATGTTCAATCAAAGACAGATGATGGATTTAAGGATCGAATGAAAGAGATACATAAAACAGCCGGACACTTTAGTCAGATGTATAAAGGAAATACTAAAGATCATCAAACCCGCGCAATGGATAAGATGCCTTTTAAGGAAAATAAATAATGTTTAAACACGAACCAATTGATCTAGGTTATAAAGATCTAACCACCACAAATGATGGTGGTAGAAAATATCAAACACCTAACGGTAACTATCCATCCATAACAACTCTACTTGGTAATCTAAGTAAGAAAGCTATTATGGAATGGAGAGATCGTGTAGGTCATGAAGAAGCAAATAAGATATCACGTCAAGCAGCAGGAAGAGGTACAGCAGTTCATGCTGTATGTGAGAACTATGTGAACAATGATCCTGACTATGCTAAAGGTTTAATGCCTAATATCTTACATGACTTCAAAAGAATTAAAGATATACTTGATACCAGAATAGGTATAGTATATGGACAAGAATTGCCATTGTATTCTGATCACCTAGGAGTGGCAGGTCGAGTTGACTGTGTAGCAGAGTTTGATGGCAAACTAAGTATAATAGACTATAAGACCAGTCGTAAGACTAAAAAGAAGGAATGGATTGAGTCTTACTTTATGCAAGAATGTTTCTATGCTATTGCATGGGAAGAGAGAACAGGCATTCCTATCACACAATTAGTAACAATTATCTCCGTTGACGACGCAGAACCTCAAGTTTTCATTGAACATCGTGACAACTATGACAAGCGACTCGTTGAAGTCATACAACAGTACAAATAGTACTGGTCCAGATGCGCGAAAAATAGCCGCACCCTGGCACCATAAGTTTCCACACACGCGGCTCAATCTATGATATAATATACCTATACCAAATAAAAAAGGAA